CTCAAGCGGCTAAAAGTTTTATGGCCGACATCGCCGAGGCTAGAAAAACCTTGCGCAACACCCCTGCGCAAATAGAAAACTTGGAAGCTGCAAAACAGCTAGTGCTGAATAGCAAGGCCAAAGATTTTATGGGGCCTGGTGGGGATGCGTTTAGAACGGCTGCGTCTTTCTTTAACAACCGGCTTGGTGCGAACATTAATGTTGAGGGTGTGACGGACGCTAGCGAACTTAAATCGCGGCTATTTCGTGGGATTTTGGATAACCTAAAGAAGATGGACCCGAACCCGACCGAAAGACAGCAAGCCGCACTAAGCGAAGCCATTGGCAGTCTTGGCACAGATCCTCTTGCGCTCCCTCGCATTTTGGACACGTTTATTGAAACGTCCCGAAGACAGGTTGAAATGTACAACGAAGACGTAAAAAGCGCGGAAGACAGAGGCGTTGCGTTTCCCTTTAATCCATACATCAAATTGCCGCCCCCTGTACCTTCTGGCGGCGCGGCGCCGGCCACAGCGCCCGCCGCTGCGGCAGCGCCGGCCACAGCGCCGGCTGCGGCAGATGCATCCTCTATCCCAGAAGGGCAGACAGCCACCAGCGCGGATGGCAAAACTCGCATCATTTTCCGAGGTGGGCAATGGCATCTAATGCAATAGCTGTTCCGCAAGGTTTTACGCTAGACACGTCGCCTGCCGAAACGCCTTATGTGCCCGAAGGATTTACGTTAGACGCGCCCGCGCCGCCGCCTGTAACGCTGGACGGCGTATGGAAAGGCGTCAAGACCACCGCCAGCAACATTCCCCGCAGTGCGGTAAATTTCTACGGCAGTCTGGTGGACATGGTGTTAAACCCCGTGGACACCGCGACCATGTTGGGCAAGCTTGCACAGGGCGAAGCGTTGCTGGCTACTGGGCTGGACTATGCGGAGCAGCCCGAAAAGGCTAAATCGATTGAGCTTGCGCGAAGTTTGAACTCCATGTACCGCGAGCGGTATGGCGGGTGGGACAACTTTGTCAAGACCATCCAGACCGACCCGGTCGGCGCAATGGCCGACATATCTACGGTTCTTTCGGGCGGCGCGGGTGCGTTAAGAGCAACTGGCGCGGCGGCGGGCGCGGCGGGGGCCACAGGCGCAGCGGGCAAGCTATCACAAGCCGGCGCGGTACTGACTAAGGCAAGTCAAGTTACAGACCCGTTGCGCCCCGCTGCAAAACTGGTCAGCCCAGTAATTAGAGGCGCGTACAATTTTGCGGAGCCGTATATTGTACCTGGGGGCGAAACAGCGGTGTTTAACCGCGCGCTCCGCGAAATCGGGCTGTTCAACGACGTTCTTGACCGTAGCGGGCGTCAGCGCATCAACCCCGACAGAATGAACGAAATTGCTTCGCGTGCTGCGGCGGGGCAATCTATTGCCCAAATTGCTACCGAAATGAACTTGCCTACGCTGGCGTGGGCCGCGCGCGAAGCGGAGTTTATGGGCGGCGGCGCAATACAGAAGAAGTTCTACGAAGACCCCGCGCTGGCGCAGCGTGGCGCGCAGGCTAATCAGCTTGCTGGGGCCGAGCAGGCGGTCAATCAAGAAATCGGGTCTGTCAACGCACTATCCGATTTTTCTGTCAATCTCCGACAGACTGCACTAGAAGACGCAAAACGGGCAGCTGGCGAGCAACTGTCCCCTAACGCGCTGCTTCAGCTTGAAGGGGCTCGGCAAGCCGCTGGCCGATTGTCGTCAGAATTAGAACAAACGCGAATGGCTGAAGCCGGAACGCTGCCTAAAACAATGCCCGAACAACAGGGTCAAGTGCTGACGGACATGATTGACCGTCGCAAAACTAACGTGACTAAATCTCAGGTTGACCCGCTGTACGACTCGGCGCGCAACCTAGCGGCGGGAGTCAAAACCGACGTTAGCGACATCTTTAACGTCGCGGCGCAAGCTATGGGCACTCCGCTCGCCAAGTTCTCGCCGGATATGCTTCCCGCTGCCACCGCCGCCATCCTTAACCGATTTCGAGGCAAGGCGACCACCACCGGCACTGGGCCTATGGGCCTGACGGGTCGGTCAACTACGTTTGAAACGCCGATGGCGGCGATGGACGACTTGATTGACCTTCGCAAAGCTTTGAACGCCGACTACGCCCGAACTATCCGCGCTTCTACCGACCCAGCGCAAGCGACTAAATTAGCCGCGCTGGCGAAGATGCAAGAGGCGATTGACGGCGTAATCGCTAACAGCACCACGTTCCCGCCCGACGCTATCAAAGCGGCGGATGACGCGCGTGCGGCGTATAAGACTTTGATCGGCGACGTGTACAAGTCCGGCGATGAATCCCGCAAATTACTTACCGGCAACATGCGACCAGATGCGCTTGTTCCTACGTTCTTCAGCAGCGGCAATCTGGACGCCACGCAGCAGATGGCGCGGATGGTAAAAGAAGACCCAGCAGCGCGCTCGCAGCTACAACTAGCGGTTGAGAATTTTTATCGCAAACAAGTGGTCAAGAACAACATAATCGACCCCACCGCGCACGCTCGTTTCATGTCTAAATACGAAGACAACATGCGGATTCTAAAAGACGCTGGCGTTGATTTTACTAACATTAACCTACGCACGCTGCCGGCGACTGTTTACCCGCGCATGGCGGCTGACATTTCTGAAACCACGTCGCAAATTCAAAAGCTGCAAGACAAGCTAGGCCCAACACCTCAAGCGCCCGTACCGACGATTCAAGGCGACTTGTCTACCGTTCGCAAAACGGTGGCGGAAGTAGAAGCTGAAATCGCATCGCGTAAAGCGGCGTCGGTTGAGGATGTTGCTGACCGAGCGCGCGACCTTGAGCAAGCCAAACAAGCGGCCAAAGTTGCAACCGCCGACCTTGATAAAGTCAACGCCGACATTAGCGCGCTCCGCGAGCGTTTAAACATTCCCGAAAAAGAAACCGTGGCTGACATCGTTGCTGACGTACCGGAAGCTAAAAACATCGTAGACCAGGTGCAAACGGCGTTGTACCACCAGACAACGGCGGCGGCGCTAGCCGAAACCGGCGCCAAGCTTAAAATGCCGTTGTGGGAAAAGTACCGTAACGTCAAAATTCCGGTTGGCATCGGCACTGAAATCATCGTTAACAACACGGTGGCTGAACTATCTAAAAACGTAAACGCGCGGCTGGCGCAACGATTGGCGCTGGCGATGATAGACTCTAAAGCGCTTGCCGAAGCCATGCAAAAAGCAGCTAAGGGTAATCTCACTCAGCGGGCAGTTGATGTAACGGCAAAGACAGCCGGGGCGGTTAATAAGCTGGCGCCCGGCGCGGTCAACATCAACGCGCTGCTCAACAGTCAAACAGCTAACGGAGCGCCGTAGTGACCCCCCGTGACCGCCTAAGCACTTGGGTCACGCTCATCGCCACAACGACGTTATCGTTGATTCTAATCTCGATGGTCAGCGGTATGATGATTGGGTTGTTTGACGCGAAAGTGGACAACAACAAGATTTTTGAGGCCATCTTGCCTGCGTTCCAGACCATCGTAGGCGGCTTCATTGGCCTGATTACCGGCATCAAGATTGCCACTGACCAACGCCGCGACGGAGATTAACAGTGGATTATCAAACACTCTTTAACATCATCCTTGGCGTGGTGATGGCAATTATTGGATGGTTTGGCCGCTCCGTGTGGGAGGCTTCCATCGAACTCCGCGCTGACCTTTCGCGCCTGCGCGAGGACATCCCCCGCACTTACATTTCGCGCGAAGATTACCGTTCAGACATCCGCGAAGTGAAAGAGATGCTGGTTCGTATCTTTGACAAATTAGACTCCAAGGTGGACAAATGACGTTTGAAGAATCTTTCAAAGTACTCATCGGGCACGAAGGCGGTTACGTTAACGACCCGAAAGACCCCGGAGGCGAGACAAAGTACGGCATATCCAAGCGCGCCTATCCGGGTGAGGACATCGCCAATCTGACGCTGGCGCGTGCCCAAGCCATCTACCACCGCGACTTCTGGGACGTTGCCCGCGCCGACGAACTACCGAAACACGTTCGCTTCGCCGTGTTCGACGCGGCGGTCAATAGCGGTGTCCGGCAGGCTGTCAAATGGCTTCAGCGCGCGGTGGGCGTCGCGGACGATGGTGTCATCGGCCACAAGACTTTAAGCGCGGTGGTGGCAATGGAACCGTACAAATTGGCCGCAGTATTCAACGGCCAGCGCCTCAAATTCATGACCGAGCTAGAGACGTTTGGCCGGTTTGGCAAAGGCTGGTCCCGGCGCATTGCTGAGAACCTCATCAACCTACCGTAGGGGGCGTCATGCAGTACTTCATCGACCGGGCTAAAGAGCCCAGCACCTGGCGCGGGCTAGCGCTGTTCGCTGGCGCCGTTGGCCTGCACATCTCGCCCGAGGCGCTCCCCGCTATCGGGAGCGCCGTTGCCGCGATTATTTCGGCAATTGAGGTACTGCGGAAAGGCTAATCAGCCGGTCGAGGTACCAGCGGGCCTTCCGCAAGTCCTCGACCCCGTTCTTGCGCTTCCAGCGCCACAGGTACTTGATAGCGTTGGCGGTGCAGACCGCTTCGATGCCTTCCAGACCGACGGTGGCCGCCGCCAGCGCGTCGATGCACTCGACGCCGCCTGCGGTGTAGTGGGGCGGATGATTGACCGTATCGCTCACGCCAGCATGGCCTTGCGCTCGCGCTCCATCCGCACCGTGCAGTAGCGCTGGTGCAGGCGCAGCATGATGGTCAGGCGCCGAGCCCCGGCGCACTCCTCATCCAGCATCTGCTTCACTTCGTCTTCGGTCATCGTTGGCAAATTCGCCAACAGTTCGCGCCACGTCATCATTTAAGTGCCTCCTGGGCAATGTCCGACACGCTGCGCTTATCGGCTAGCGCAGCCCAGATTTTCTCGTCTATCGTCTGCTCGGCCATAAAGACGTAGCACCATACCGCGTGCTTTTGCCCGCTGCGGTGCAGCCGTCCGATGGTCTGCTCATAGAGTTCCAGCGACCAAGGCAGCGACAGAAAAACCATCTTGCACCCGCCGTGCTGTAGGTTAAGGCCATGTCCGGCTGACCGGGGGTGCAGCAGGAGAAGTTCGACTTTACCAGCGTTCCAGCGCTCGATAGCACGGTCATCCTCCAGCGTGACGGCGCGAGCGCCGTAACGGGCCTTAAGAGTGGCGAGTTCAGCCTGATAGTTGTAAACGATTATTGTAGGCGCGTACTGATTTTCTTCAAGCAACTCGTCCAGCCGCACCAACTTGTGGTTGCTGAACCACTCGGTGCCGGTGTCGCCGTAGACGAACCCCGACGCCATCTGTTGCAGCTTGCCAGTCACGGTCGCGGCGTTAATCGCCAGCGCCCGGCTGTCGGGGAAAATGGCGACGAAGTTCTTCTTCATCGCATCGTAGGGTGCGCGGTCGAACAGCTGGGTGACGACCGGGACCGTGTGCAGCGGCGGCAGTGTGTCGCTGTAGTCGCCGGGGTCCAACAGGAAGGTCGCCGGCTTGATGCGGGCCATGACCTTTTCCAACGACCCCGGCACCGGCGTCCACTCTTGGTGCTCGCGGTTCACGCAGTAGAAGTACTGCTGGAGGAACGCGCCCTTGGACCGGCCCAGCAGCGTCTGGTCCACGATTTTGCACTGACCGAACACGTCCTCCAGCCCGTTGGACGTGAACGAGCCTGTCAGGCCCCAGCGTATCTTCATCGGCTCGATGACCTTCTCCAGCGCCTTGAACCTGGCGCCTGATGGGTTCTTGAGCCGGGTCAGCTCGTCGAACACGATAGCGTCGAAGTTCAGCCGCTGCTTTGCCAACCACTGCAAGTTGTCGTAGTTAGTCACGACCACCTGAGCGCTTGACGCCAGCGCTGCCAGTCGCTCACCCGGTGAGCCTATGGCCACCGCCAGCGTCAGACCGGGCGCCCACTTAGGCGCCTCGACCGGCCAAACGTCGGTGACGACGCGCTTAGGCGCCAGCACCAGCACTCGGCGCGCGGCACCGGCGGCTAGGGCGTGTTGGATGGCGGTGAGCGTCATAGCGGTCTTGCCGGCCCCTACAGGAGCCAGCACCATGCTGCGGGGCGTGTCGAGCAGGAAGGCAGCGCCTGCGGTTTGATAGGGTCTTAGTTGCATGACAGATACGCCTCTATGAGCGCTTGCGCGACTTGCGGGACGATGGCGTTGCCGTAGGCGCGCAAGTGTGCCAACCTGCCGGGATTCCCATCAACCAGCGGGCGAGGTTGGCGTTCAACTGCATCCCAGCCGCGCAGCCCTCCGGGTCGCGTTCCTTCGCCTGATGCGTCAACATCTTCTGCATGTTGCCGCGCAGACTGCCCGCCGCGTCCTCGTTCGCGTTGGGTGTCAGCCACGAACCAGAGTCGCTGCCGATTGTGCGGGGCACCGACGCCCGCAGCAGGCATACCGACCGCCCCGCAGGCGTAGTCTTCACTTTCCAAGTCAGCTTGAACAAGGTCGAGCCAGCCGTGGTTAACTGCTGCTTCAACCTGCTCTCCAAAGATGACTGAAGGGCGGCGCTCGCGGATGAGATTGAACCAGTCGGGCCAGAGGTGGCGTTCGTCGGCGGTGCCGAGTCGGGCGCCGGCGCTAGAGAAAGGCTGGCAAGGGCAACTACCTGTCCAAACAGGTCGGTCATCGG